TATAAATAAAAATTAGGGTTTATATTCTAATGAAAAGTTTTTCAGAATTTTTAAAAGAAGTAGATGATCCTCAGCAGTCTGCTTTATCTGCTCATCAAGCAAGAACTGCTGGAATGCGTCAAGCAAAATCTGGGACTGTTGGTGGAACGAAAGCACCTTTTAGGAAAAGACCTTCTACTGGTTTGTCAAGCTTGTTGAAGAGAAGAAAGAAAGAACCAACTAAACCTGATGCTAAGAAACCTAATATAACTCCTTTAAGACCTAAGACAAAACCCAACCCCATAACAAAAGGATTGGGAGCAAGACCCGCTTAAAAAAGTGTCCACTACCTCCTCCATTGAGGAGGTTTTTTTGTATGATGGACAGGTATAAACAATACAGATGATCAACTACGAAATAAAGTCTCAACTTGCTAAGCTGCTAGCCACTGAGGATCTTGTAGTAGAACATAAGAATGTTACTACTGCTCAGTTTAATGTAGAGACTAGGGTGTTGACTTTACCCTTGTGGGAAAAGGCATCTACTATAGTATATGATATGTTAGTGGGACATGAGGTAGGTCATGCTCTTTTTACTCCTAATGAATGGGATTTTGGAATTCCTCAACAATTTATTAATGTAGTAGAGGATGCTCGTATTGAGAAATTGATGAAGCGTAAATACCCTGGAATTGCTAAAACTTTTTATCGTGGATATGAGGAATTAAATGATGATGATTTCTTTGACATTGATGGTGAAGATCTTACTACTTTTAATCTTGCTGATAGGTGTAATTTATATTACAAGGTGGGTAACTTCATTGATTTGGCTTTTTCGTCTACTGAAAAACAGATTGTCAATTTGATTGGTGATTGTGAAACTTTTGATGATACCTTAAATGCTGCTAAGGTTCTTTATGAATATTGTAAGAAACAGATAGAAAAACCTAATATTTCTCCTACAGAGGATAAAGATATTTCTCCTCCACCAAATCAAACTGATGAAACTTTTGAAGAAGATTTCTTTGATGATGGATCTCCTGAGGAATCTAATGATGATATTGAGGTTTCTACAGATACTCTTTTTCAGGAGGGAACTGAGAAGTTAAATGATTTAACCAACTGTATGGAGAATATCTATATTGAAGTTCCTGAAGTTTATTTGTCTAATTTAATTGCATCTAATTCTGAAATTTATACTGCTTTAGAGGAAAGTTGGGAAGCACAGCTTGTTCCTATAGGAGATTATAAAGCAGATTTTACTCTTCCTGATATTGAGTATAGGGATTTTAAAAATTCTGCTAGAAGGGAAGTTAATTATCTTGTAAAAGAATTTGAGATGAAGAAATCTGCAGATGCTTATGCACGTGCAACTACTGCTCGTACTGGGGTATTAGATTGTTCTAAACTTCCTACGTATAAGTTCAATGAAGATATCTTTAAAAAGATAACCACATTGGATGATGGGAAGAATCATGGATTAATTTTTATTCTTGATTGGTCAGGTTCTATGCAACCTTATCTACAAGATACTCTTAAACAGTTATATAATTTAGTTTGGTTTTGTGATAAAGTTCAAATACCTTTTGAAGTATATGCTTTCAGTAATAACTATAGTCAATGGAAATGTAAGGCAGAACTTCCTCTCCCTAGAATGAAAAGGGAAGTAGGAAAATTAGTTGTTAATGAAGAATTTTCATTATTGAATTTTTTAACTAGTACAGTAAGTAAAAAAGTATTAGAAAAGCAGATGGAGTCTCTTTGGAGAGTGGCATGGTGTATGAGACCTGGTGGTACTAGCGAGTATACTGTTCCAGGACAATTTGTTCTTTCTGGAACTCCTCTAAATGAGGCTATTATTTCTTTACATCAAATCATTCCTTTATTCCAAAAACAACATCACCTTCAAAAGGTTCAATGTGTGGTTTTAACTGATGGAGAATCTAATGCAGTGCCTTATCATAAGATGGTTCAGCGTCATTGGGAACATGAACCATATATAGGGTGTCGTAATATTGTTCCTTCTCATACTTATCTTCGCAATCGTAAGACTGGGCATGTCTATCAATTTGGTCATACTTATTGGGGATTCACTGAGGTTCTTTTAAATGATCTAAAGCAGTCTTTTCCAGACACTAATTTTATTGGAATTAGATTATCTTCTAGTGCAGAATTTGGAAAGTTTGTTAGAAGATATAATCCTTCAATAGATGATAAAGATTTGAGGAAAGCTAAGAAGAATAAATCTTATACCATTAAGAATGGGGGATATCAATCTTATTTTGTTATGAATTCTTCTTCTCTTTATAGTGATGATGTTTTTGAAGTAGAGGAAGATGCTTCTAAATCTAAGATTAAAAGTGCTTTCTCTAAGAGTCTTAAATCTAAAGCACTAAATAAAAAGGTTTTGAGTGAGTTTATGGATTTGGTTTGTTAGACACTTATTATAGTGTCTATATTGGAGACATATTTCTTCTTTTTCTTTTATACTGGATTCATTGACAAAAACATTATGCCCTTTGCATCTAAAATGACAGATGATCAAATTATTGATGCTTTAAGAAGCACCTATGGTAGTGAATTTACCGCTGCTGACATTAGAGGTTACTGTGCTGCTAATGATATTACCTATCAAACAGTAACTAAAAGGTTAGAACAGTTTAAGGTTGGTCGTGGTAAGTGGAATTTAGAATTAACAGTAAAGGCAGTTCAAAATATTGAAAAATCTTATAGTGCTCCTTCAGTAGATCCTCCTCTCTCTTTCCATCAAAATCTTATACCTCAAAAAGATGATACCTTCGTCAACTTTGGTCCTTTTAATGATATTAAGACCATTCTTAAAACCCATATGTTCTACCCTGTATTTCTTACGGGTCTTTCTGGGAATGGAAAAACCTTCTCAGTTGAACAAGCCTGCGCCCAACTAAATAAAGAGTTAATTAGAGTAAACATAACAATTGAAACAGACGAAGATGACCTTATTGGTGGGTTCCGTCTTGTTGACGGTAACACTGTATGGCATAATGGTCCAGTTATCGAGGCATTGGAAAGGGGAGCTACACTCCTTTTAGATGAGATTGATCTTGCTTCCAATAAGATTTTATGTTTGCAGAGTATTTTAGAAGGTAAAGGTGTTTTTCTTAAGAAGATTGGGAAATATGTAGAACCTTATCCTGGATTCAATGTAATTGCTACTGCCAATACTAAGGGTAAAGGATCCGAGGATGGTAGGTTTATTGGTACTAATGTACTTAATGAAGCATTTTTAGAAAGATTTCCAGTAACCTTTGAGCAGGATTATCCATCACCTTCAATAGAAACTAAAATTTTAGGAAGAGTTGCTGATTCTTTAGGAATAGAAGATAAGGATTTTTGTAAAAGGTTGGTAGATTGGGGTGATATTATTCGTAAGACATTTTATGATGGCGGTATTGATGAGATTATTAGTACTCGTAGATTAGTTCATATTCTTCATGCTTATAATATCTTTGAGGATAAGATGAAAGCAATTCAAGTTTGTGTAAACAGATTTGATGATGAGACTAAGCAAGCCTTCCTCGAATTGTATGATAAGGTAGATGCTACTGTTCAACTTCCAATTGACAATCAGGAGGATTAATGATATGGTTAATGCATGGAGTTTACTTTATTCTCAGATGAATGGAACTATGGATGAGGATTATCCTATTATAAAAAAACAAGAAGATGAAGCAGAAGTGGGGGATGATATTATAAATTTTACTGGACTGAATAGTGCTGTGGCGGCAGCAGATACTGTATCTTTTGATCAGAGTTGGTGGGGAGAGGATGGATTTAGTATAACTGGAAATCCTACTGCTTCTCCTGATACTCTTGTTTTTAGTGGTAGTAGAGTTCCTGGTGGAATGGGTAACGATCATATTAGTTTTGGGAACCTAGTAGATGATGTTTATGCATATCATTTTCCCGGTACAGACACAAAACCTCAACCAAACTTGAAGTATCAATCTCAAAAGTATGGTGAAGATAAAGGTATTGCAGACCTTAAAGATTATGTCTCTTCTACCTATCAGGGACATTATACAAATGATAATTCAGATGTACAGACACTGGATCTTATTCATTCGGTAGGTGATGCTGAGTCCTTTTGTCGTTCTAATGCAATCAAGTATTTGAGCAGGTACGATAAGAAGGGACAAGCAAAACGTGATATATTAAAGGCAATGCATTATTGCTTACTTCTCTATTATTTCAGTGGCAACACAAACAATGAAACTCCGACCCGTGGTTATGAAACTTTCTGAATCAACTCTTTCTTTATTAAAAAACTTTACCGAGATTAATCAGTCTATTCTTTTTAAGCATGGAACTAAACTTCGCACCATGAGTGTGATGAAGAACATCTTGGCAGAAGCAACTGTTGATGAAGAATTCCCTAAGGATTTTGGAATTTATGATCTTCAGCAATTTATGAATGGTCTTCGTCTTTATCAAAGTCCTGAATTGGATTTTTCTAATGAGAGTTATGTGGTCATTCGTGAAGGAAAATCCAACACAAAGTATTTCTTTGCTGATGCTGCTATAATAGCATCTCCTCCAGATAAGCCTATTAGTCTTCCTAGTGAAGATGTTTCTTTTGTTCTTACTAGTCAACATTTAGACAGACTGAAGAAATCTTCTTCTTTACTGCAGTTGCCAGATATTTCTGCTATTGGTGAGGATGGAGTTGTGAGGTTGGTGGTTCGTGATAAAAAGAATGATACTTCCAATAAGTTTTCTATTGAGGTAGGTGAAACAGATAAAGTATTTACTTGTAATTTTAAAGAAGAGAATTTAAAACTTATTGAAGGGTCTTATGATGTAGCCATATCATCTAAACTTTTATCACGATTCCAGAGTAAGAATTACGATTTGACTTATTATATTGCATTAGAACCTGATTCTACATTCGAATGAAATTACCAAAACCTAAACAGTATAAAGTAGAAGATTGGCAAGGGGATTCTTGGACTGAAGCACAAGATGAGGCTGTTCGTTTATTAAATGAAGGTCAGGAGTTTGTAGAAGTTCTTCTATGGAGTGAGGAACATGATTGTTGGTGTATGCTTCAAGAGTTAAATTTGGAACGAGGGATTGAACCCAAACCTGGATCCTGGAATACTCAGGTTTTGGCACCTTATTATTGGAGATTGCGTTATGATGATAAGTGATTAATTTTAATTATGAGAGATGAATTTCTTTGGGTTGAAAAATATAGACCCAAGACAATTGAAGACTGTATTCTTCCTGAGAATATCAAGAAAACTTTTCTTGATTTCCTAGATAAGGGAGAGGTTCCTAATTTGCTTCTTTCTGGTCCTGCTGGATGTGGTAAGACAACAGTAGCAAAGGCACTTTGTAATCAATTAGGAGTAGATGTTTATGTTATCAACGGATCAGATGAAGGACGATTCCTTGATACCGTCAGAAATAATGCCAAAAACTTCGCATCAACAGTTTCTCTCACATCTGATAGTAGACATAAAGTCATTATCATCGACGAGGCAGACAACACAACCCCCGATGTCCAGCTCTTACTTAGAGCATCTATTGAGGAATTTTCAAATAACTGTAGATTCATCTTCACCTGTAACTACAAGAACAAAATCATCGAACCCCTCCATTCCAGATGCGCAGTTATCGAATTTGGAATTACAGGACAACAAAAACCCGCAATCGCTGCTGCTTTCTTCGAACGACTTAACTTTATCTTGGACCAAGAACGGTGCGAAGCTGATAAGAAAGTCCTTGCAGAACTTATCAATAAGCACTTCCCAGACTGGAGAAGAGTTCTAAATGAATGTCAAAGATATTCTGTTAGTGGGAAGATAGATAGTGGTATATTGGCCACTTTTAGTGATGTAAAGACACATGATCTCATTAAAAACCTCAAAGAGAAGAACTTCCCCGAAGTTCGTAAATGGGTCGTTAATAGCCTGGACAATGATTCTTCTGTACTTCTTAGGCGTATTTACGATGCTCTTTATGTCACCCTTGAAAACAATAGCATTCCTGCTGCTGTCCTCATTATTGCTAAGTATCAGTATCAAATTGCGTTCGTGGCTGATCAGGAGATAAATCTCCTTGCGTGTCTCACTGAGATTATGGTTGAATGCGAGTTCAAATAATGAAAAAAGTTTTTGTCAATGGGACTTTTGATATTATTCATAGAGGACATCTTGAACTTTTAAATTATGCAAAGAGTTTAGGTGATGTATGTGTAGGAATTGATACTGATGAATGTGTAAGAGAAAAGAAGGGTCCTGGTAGACCTGTACATAATCAGGAAGAGAGAAAGTTTTTTCTTGAGAATTTAAAATCAGTTGATGAAGTAGTATTCTTTTCTAGTGAACCAGAATTTGAAGAGTTGATAAAAACCATGCAACCTGATGTAATCATAGTAGGTTCGGATTGGAAAGAGAAATCTACGATCAAATCTTATTATGATGGTGAATTAATTTTCTTTGATAGAATGCAGGAATATTCTACAACTAAAATAATTGGTAGAATTAGGGAGTGTGAATTCAAATGAGAAAAATAATAAGATGGATTAAAAGGTGGTTGGATATTTCCAATCCTCAACCTTGGAGGGATAAAAAATGATTTTACCTGGGTCTACAGTGGTTGTCAAAAATCCTAGTTCCATTTATAATGGATATGAAGGATGTGTGCAAAGAATCAGTGAAGATAAAGTTGCTGTTCTTATGGACTCTCATACTCCTTGGGATAAAATGATTACCTTTCAATTAAAAGAATTGGAAGAAAAAACCACTGGATTTCAATACTATCCACCAAAAAAAGGAAAATGACTCAAGATTATTATAGAGTAGTGGCCTCTACTCCAACCCGTGATCCTTATCCAGTTTATAAGTTTCACACTGATCCTCAGCAATGGTCCTGTAATGGAACAGTCACTGTTTCTTGTAAGGATGGTAAGGTTGATGTTTCAGTATTTGAAAAGGATTCTATTAACATCCATCGGTTAGAAGTATACTCTGATGATGGTCCTGTTACTGGAAGATTAACTGAACAAACTTCACACCCGGATAAACCATGAGTAAGTTTATGACCAAGAAAGAGAAAAGAGAAAAACAAAGACATCAAATTAAGTCTCGATGGTATTATATCTTTTGGGGAACCTGTACAGTAGCAGTATGTGCTGGACAGGTTTTGGTGGGAAGTGGTTTTCGTAAAATGGCAGAGAGTCTTGAGAGTGTATTAGATTCTCCTATACAACTAGATTTTGGTGTTCCTCGTTATAGACATCCTATGATTGTTCCTGATTGGGAAGGTGATGGGTTGTATCATCCTACAGATCCTCCTAAAGCAGTTTCTCCTGAATATGAAAAGGACTTTAGGAGTAGACTTTAATGGACCCATATGGAATAGGTAGAGGAAAGGTGATGGATTATCTTCATGAGATTGAACTCTATAGTGTGGAAAGAAATTTCGAATATGAAAAAATGTGTAGGGTAATAGATGATCTTACTGAAGAAGATGCTAAATTAATGGCAAAGTGTTATGCCAAACTTTATCTTGCTAATTTGGAAAATTTAGATGAAATCTCTTAAAACTCCTTTAAGATATCCTGGTGGTAAGTCTCGTGCTTGCACTAAAATGGATCCATACTTTCCTGATCTACGTGATTATGTGGAGTTTAGGGAACCATTTCTAGGTGGAGGAAGTGTAGCACTTCATGTAACCAAGAAGTATCCTCATTTAAAGATTACTGTTAATGATTTGTATGAACCATTGATGAATTTTTGGGTTCAGTTGCAACAGTTTGGGGAGGAATTAACAGATAAGATAAGGCAATATAAATCTACTCATCCAGAACCAGATTCAGCAAGAGAACTTTTTAATAATTCTAAGGAATCTATTAATGATAGAAGTTTGGATATTATAGAACGTGCTGCGGCATTTTATATTGTTAATAAGTGTTCTTTTAGTGGACTGACAGAAAGTTCATCTTTTTCTGCTCAGGCATCTAATAATAACTTTTCTATGAGAGGGATTGAGAAGTTACCCGGATATTCTAGTTTAATTTCTCATTGGCATATAAATCAGTATTCATATGAATATCTAATGACTCATGATATGCATGATGGTATTTTTATGTATCTAGATCCTCCTTATGATATTAAGGATAATCTTTATGGAAAGAGAGGATCTATGCATAAAGGATTTGATCATGACAAGTTTGCTGCTGACTGTGATAAGTATGATATTCCGATGCTTATCAGTTATAATTCAGACCAGTTGGTCAAAGATAGATTCAAGAACTGGAATGCCACTGAGTTTGAGCATACATATACAATGAGGTCTGTGGGTGAGTATATGAGGGAGCAGCATCAAAGAAAAGAATTGTTGCTATTTAATTATAATAAAGAACCTAAAATTCAATTCAGCTTTGATGGTTGCTATAGCTACGATAAATTAAAGAAAGAGGGTTTTACTTCATGACTGAAAAACCTTATGATGATTCTAATTGGAGAGAGGAGTATAAAGCATACACCTCTAGTAAGTATGAGTTAGATCTCTTAGAGAATGGACCTAAGAGTTTATCTCAGTCATGGATGATGGGTGCATTGCATAATAAGTGGAAGAAGATGAAAGGATATAAAGATCCAGAACCACCTGATTGTCAAAGTAGTTTGAGTGAGTTTTTTGAAAAACAAGAGGAGTATACTCCTGAAAACGATCCTTATGGAGGATATTAATGGAAGACAATCCGTTTTGGGGAGAACCTACACCTACTGATGTCTGGGATGACATGCAGAAACTGGATCATTTATATGAAGAGTTGATGTGGGATCATAGAGATAAACTTGAGTTTGCAATTGAAGGAAATCACATTACTATTAGGAATAGATCTAGAGAGGGTCGTTAATGAGTGAAAATATAGTATATTATTCTTACAAGATGAACCAGCACTCTCATGTAAATGTACATGAGATGGATCGTTTTGAACATAGTATTAGTTCACTGAGGGAATTTAATAATGAAATACCTGTTTATCTTTTTTGCGATGATCCTGATTATATTCCCGATTATTTTAGAACTGAATATAAGGTAAAGATTAGACCTTTTGAGGAGCAGCCCAACCATGGGATGCTTTTCATTTATAGATGGTTTAATTTACAATATTTTGAAGGGAATACCGATGCTAATATTTTATACGTAGATTCAGATACTATATTCTATGATGACGTTCAGTATCTTTTTGATCATTATAATTATATGGAGGTTTTTGGGAGAGAAGAGTTTGGATTCCGTCATGACCCTAATATTGGTGGAGGAAGGACAATAAGAGAAGCGTTGGATTATGTTGACAGTTGTATAGTAGAGGCTGGAGGTAAGGAGCAGATTTATAAGTATTGTATGGGAGTCATTTTATTTAATAATGGTTTGCATTTAGATATTATTGAACGTTTGGGTGAATTAGTAGAGTTGATGTGTAAGCTTAGAGATGGTATAATATCTTATCCAGTTCCTAATCCTCGTATATTGGATGAATATGCTATGTGGATTATCTTGAGTAGGATAGGTCCTTACGCAGGTCTCTTTGGTGTTCAGGATGTTACACATGGATGGATAGAGCAAAAACATCAAGAATTGTTTAATCCGGTAGTGTGTCATTATACTACTAAGAAAGAACAGGAATTTGCTGCATCAGATGAGAAGTATAGTAATCTTCTTAGAGATGCAGATGAGTTAAGTGAAGAAATTGATCCTTGGACAGTACAATGACTGAAGAAGAATTAGAAAAAGAACGTCATCTAGATGATGATTGTAATGTAGTAGCTCATTATTATAGAGCAAAGAGGATGCATCCGAATATTCCTTTCTATCTTCAGGATGAAAGGGGTCAAACTTTTGAGTTTGGGTGGAGTTTAATTTATCAGTATATTTCTAACATATCATATTATCCAGACTGGTGAATAAGTTTATGGAACTAAAAGATTGGTTGAATTCTATTAATTTTACTAAGGAGGATTTGATTAAAGATGATCCCAGTGTTATTAAGGATTACCCTCCTTATATTATTAATAGGTGTCTCAGCGGACATCTCGACACGGTTCTTTATTCTAATGAAATGAACAAATATTCCTCTTTAGATAAGGACATGCAATATAAATTTTATCTAAATAGTGTGAGGAAAAGGAAGAGATTCTCTCCTTGGATTC